AAGGAAAACCAAATGGCATTTACCCAGCTGGTACCTGTTATTATATGCCAGCAAATACTCCAATGAGTGCGACAAACCATGGCACTGAAGATGCATTATTAATTGACACATTTGTTCTTCCATATGGTGTTCCACCGATTACTATAATGGAGCCTGGATACAATGAAAAATAGACACGGCGTTGAATATAGGTTTATCCCTGTTAGCAAAAATACTTATAGATTTGATATGACTGAAAGTGCCATGCAATATATGCGAATGGGTGGTCGTGAAGGACAAGATAAAATTGACAGGAACGATCTTGGCATGTTTGATCCATCGGGTGGTCCATATGTTGAAGTTGGCAGTAAGATATACTGGGATGAAATTCATGATGCAGTCAAACAAGATCCGTTGATTGTTGAACGTATTATGAGTACCGAAGAAGGTATTTTTGTAGAAGCCAAATGAACTACGCAGAGATAAAATACAATAACTAACCTGGAAAGCAACAGATGACGAATATAGAAACAGAGATCACTAAATTAGAACTTGTATTAATTACTGAAACAGATCCTAGACTTAAAGAACCTTGCACACCTTGGGACTTTACTAAAGATGGTGATCCAACTGAGTTAGTCGCGGCAATGGCAAAGATTATGCTCAATCCCGCTACGCAAGGCATTGGTCTGGCCGCCCCACAATGTGGAGTAATGAAAAATATTTTCATCATGGGAACAGATGAACATTTAGTTGCGTGTATTAATCCAGCCGTAGATGAACTCTTAGGTGACAAAGAAATTTACTTAGAAGGGTGTTTAAGTTTTCCTAACTTGTGGTTACATGTTAAACGTAACCCAGAAGCATTAGTATCGTATCAAACAACTACTGGGGAGTCGGTGACTAAACAGAAACTAACAGGGCTTAAAGCACGGGTGTTCTTGCATGAGTTCGATCATCTACTAGGAGTGACGTTTGTCGAACGGGTGAGTGAATTGGGATTGAGTCTTGGTAAAAAACGTAGGTCAAAAACAATAAGATTAAAACAGAAACTTGCTAAGAGAGTCGCTTCACAAGCGTTATCGTCTTCCTCTTAACTCTTTTCTTTTGAAAGTCAGTCATACTGACAACAGGTCCGTGTACAAAAGTAAGACTCTTATTATTGAAGGTACGTAGAAAAGGTTTGAAAAGTATCCACTCTTGCTTTAGAAACAAATGAATAGGGATTTGACGATTACTTTCCCACCACCACACATCACCTAATTCTAAGAACTTCTCTTTTAACTCGGTCTCAACTATAGCGCCGTAATCGTAAATCGTAGTGACAAGGTCATCTTTGTTTTGGACAATTCCTACAAAGTCTTGTCCAGCATATTGCAATACCGTTATGAACGGATGCGTCTCCGAGAGTTTGATAAAGAAATCTTTAGATGTTTGTGTTTTCACACATGTATTTACCATTTTTAAAAAATGGTATATATTTCCTAGATAAAAACCTTAGTGATAAATATATCTACAGGAGAGAAGAATTTGTGTCGTACACTACATCAGTTTATACTTATACAGTCAGACAAATCGTTGTTGTCTTGTCAGGCACAAGTCCGAGAAAATATATGCCAGTCTATTCAAAGCAACTAACGTTAAACAAAGGTGTTGACAACCAACTTCAGTTTCAGTTTCTAAATCAGGAACAGAAGCCTGTTGACCTGTCAGCCATTGCTACAGCAAATCAGCAAATCTCATTTAGAGCCATTAACTCAGATGGAACTGCGATCCTTTTCAGAAAGGCTTTAACTCCTGTCCTTGATGTCAACGGTATCTTTGTTCTTAATACATCGGCCGCCGAAATCGAAAACATTGCATCACAGCAATGCTATTACTCATTAGAATGGCCAAGCGGAAATCTTAACTTACCTGTATTTGTTGATTCAAAAGCAGGAGCACGTGGCGATCTTAATATAGTAGATTCAGTTCTACCTTCGTTCGTTCCTTCAGAAATTGTTACGATACCAGACAGTCAAGCACTTCCGAGTGCTAACGCAAATGCAAACTCAAACTCTGTTACATACTATTCAAGTGTTATCGGCACACAAGATAATCCTGTATTGACAACATCAATTGACTATGCAAACTATGTCGGTAACCTAACACTTCAAGGCTCAACTTTAGTTGATGCTGACTTTTATGATATCAATTCATACCAATACGGCAATGCCGCAAACGGTAATAGTGAATCAGGAACTATTGGTTATACTATCACTGGATATCATCCTTATATACGTCTTAAATTTGATTCCAATGTGGGTAACATAGTTACTATTTTGGCGAGATAAGTTACCCTCTTTACTTGCTTCTTCTCTCGTTTTAGTTTATAATAACGAAATGTTTGATATACTTACGATTGCCCCTGGCAAAAAGAAAACGACACAAAGCGGTTGGACTTCGTTCAATGCTCCGTGCTGTATTCATAATGGTCATAGTTTAGACAAACGTGGACGTGGCGGTATCAAAACAGATGGAGATGATTGGTCATATCATTGTTTTAACTGTAACTTCAAGTGTGGATTCAAACTAGGCAGGAACATCAGTAAGAATTGTCGTAAATTCTTGGGCTGGTGTGGTATGGATGACTCAGACATTAACAAGTGGTCATTGCATTCACTTCAACACAAAGACTTACTTGATTCTATTATAACTAAAAAGAAACAACATGTAGTACCTAAGTTTAAAGAAGTTGAAATGCCTGAGGGCGAATTGATTTATGCAGTAAATCCACAGCACAAAGTCTACATTGATTATCTTGCAACAAGAGGGTTGACACACAATGATTATCCTTTTTTAGTTACACCGAATGAAGAAGGAAGAAACTCACAACGATTGATTGTACCCTACACATATGAAAACAAAATTGTAGGTAGTACAAGTAGATACTTAGATGGCAGAATACCTAAATTCATTAATGATCAACAACCTGGGTATGTGTTTGGTATCGATCTACAAAAATCTGATTGGGAAGTGTGTCTAGTCTTCGAAGGAATCTTTGATGCTATCTCAATGAACGGTTGTGCATTAACACACAACACTATTAATGATGATCAAGTTGGCGTGTTGAAAAAATTAGGTAAACGAATTATTGTTGTACCTGATCAGGATAAGGCAGGGCTAGAGATATGTGATAGAGCATTAGAACTAGGGTTTGATGTATCATTACCTAACTGGGCAGACGATGTTAAAGATGCAAATGATGCAATGGTAAAATATGGTAGACTGCCTACCCTACTAAGTATACTTGAGTGTGCAACAAGTAGTAAAATCAAAATAGAAATGATGAGGAATAAAATTGCTAAAAGAATTTAATGCAGAAGTGCAAGAATTATTCTTGCGAATGATAGTAACGAATGCAGAGTTGTATGTGCGAGTTACAAACATATTCAATCCAGAAAACTTTGATCGTAAACTCAGACCAGTTGCTGAATTCATGGTCGATCATACATTGTCTTACAATGTGCTACCTAACACAACTCAAATAAAAGCAACGACAGGGGAATTAATTGAACCTGTTGAAGATTTGAACGAAGGCCATTCTGAATGGTTTCTAACAGAGTTTGAATCATTTACTCGTAGACAAGAACTTGAACGTGCAATTATGAAATCAGCAGATTTGCTCGAACAAGGTGATTTTGGTCCTGTTGAAAAACTTATTAAAGATGCAGTACAAATCTCTCTGCAACGTGACATGGGAACAGACTACTTTGAAGACCCAGCGGCACGACTGAACAGATATTACAATCAAGGTGGTCAGATCAGTACGGGTTGGCCTCAAATGGATAGACTACTGTACGGTGGCATGTCCCGAGCAGAATTGAATATCTTTGCAGGTGGTTCAGGATCAGGCAAATCACTGTTGATGATGAATCTTGCTCTTAACTGGTTAGCACAGGGTCTTAGCGGAGTGTATATCACACTCGAATTGTCAGAAGAATTGACATCATTGAGGACTGACGCAATGCAGACATCGATGAGTACAAAAGACATTCGTAAAGACATTGAAAATACTGCTCTCAAAGTTCGAATGGCTTCTAAAAAAATGGGTCAGTATCGAGTTAAAGGAATGGCCGCTCAAAGCAATGTGAATGACATTCGTGCATATTTAAAAGAAGTGCAAATTCAAACAGGTATTAAAGTTGATTTTGTGATGGTTGATTATTTGGATCTTGTGATGCCAGTTTCAGTCAAAGTAAACCCCAATGATCAGTTTATCAAAGATAAATATGTATCAGAAGAATTGCGTAATTTGGCTAAAGAGTTGAATGTAGTTTTAGTTACTGCATCTCAGTTAAATCGATCTGCTGTTGAAGAAATTGAATTTGATCACAGTCATATTGCAGGTGGTATTTCTAAGATTAATACTGCTGACAACGTGTTCGGCATCTTTACAAGCAGAAGCATGAGAGAACGTGGTAAGTATCAACTTCAGTGTATGAAATCTCGTTCATCTACAGGTGTAGGTCAAAAGATTGACTTAGAGTATGATATTAATACAATGCGTATGAGTGATCCTGATGAAGATACAACTGATTTAGCAAGCATCACACAGCCTTCAGCACAAACTATTATGGATAAATTTAAAACTACATCACAAGTAGGACAGACAAATAAGATAGTGCAAGATCAATTAGAACCTGCTACCAGAGTAGTTAAAGGTGTAGAAACAAATCCAAAGTTAAAGGCGATGTTAAATTCGTTGCAACTAAACAATAAAGACTAAATACATACAAGATAGGTAATAATTATGCAAAAGAAAACACGAAGCCTTTTAGAAGAACTCGAAACTATCGGAGCCAATAGAAATATTCCAGAGATGGTAGAGTCTCGTGCATCAAATGTTATTACTAGTGCTATTAATCTCATAGAGTATATCAGCCGACATTATGACAGCGACCAAGCAGAATTACTTGAGAAAAAATTATTAAGTTCTATTAGAGGCCGAGATGTCACTCGTTTCTCTAAGACTATTAAGAAGGTAAAATAAATGAAATTCGATGATGTAAAGAAAGTAGAAGAAGGCGTAATGTCAAACCTAATCGGTCGAGGAGCGGCCGCTGGAGTTAAATCAAATATAGGCAAACAAGCAGGCCAAACACAACAAGGTATTCTTACACAAGATATTTTTTTACAAGATTTTACAAGTGATGCTCTAGGAGCCATTCAGTCTGCTATTGATGCAGGGTTGATTGTAAAAGACGGAGAAACAGCAGTAGAG